ATTAAATCTCCTACTGTTCTAGTAGATAATCCAGGCGCCCTAATATTTAATTTAATATTATTAATTTGTTGACTTTGTACTAATCGTGATTGCATCCATTGTTCAACTCTATTTGGAACAATGTTCAAAGCAGATTTTACATTTCCTTTTACACCCTCTGCTCCGAGGTCTTCTTTAAATACAACATCATGTCCAAAATTTGTAGGATAAAAACACAAAAGGGCTTCTTCTTTTGAAGAATTCTTTCTCAATGCATTCTGATTTGGAGTACATAGTCCACCTTTTTCTAGATGAGTAAATGTATCATAGAATGTTCTTGAATCTTTGGCGGCTTTAGCATATTCTTTTATTTCTGTTGCGCCCGTGCTTTCATCAATAATAACTTCACTACCTTGATCATCTTCTGCAAAATAATCAAATTGTAATTTATCATAAGTCATTCTAACTAAATCGTGTGTAAGTAAGGTATTGGTATACATTCCCTTTTTAAGATTTTCTAGAACATCAAAATTAGAAGAGAATTGATAAGAATCAACCGCTGTCATTTCTATGGCTGTATTTTTAGCAGTATCACCTTTTGCTCTCAATCGTTTCGGTTGAACTACGTATGTTTCTTTAACTGGACTCTCTGGTGCAGTAAATACTAATTCTTCAGGTGATGCGGTTTCTGCTTCTGCGGAATAGCCGGTACCACCTCCTGCCATAAGAGTTTCCAAAGAAATAAAAAAGAATCCTTTTATATTTTCATAAAAAACAAAACTAGATCCGACAGCATGTTTTCCTGCCGATACTGCTCTACCTGCTAAAAAATTAAAGGCTCTGAATGGTGTATAATTTGGTATAATTAAATTTGTGGGGTTTTTAGTAGGTTCAATAAAAATCTTTTTAGAAATACCGGCTCTACCTCTCTCAAAATACTGTCTATAAAGGGAACGTACTACATCGGACACTCTTCGTGGTTCTAAAGAGACAGGATCTAAAGAAGTTTTTTTAACTTTTTGTTTTAAATTTAAAATATACTCTTCAGAAACTAAAGATAATTTATAAGTAATTGTGCCTTCATTGAGTTTAACAATATTAGAAAGTTTAATTACTCTAAGTTTAAGTTCTATTATACCTTCACTTTGACTACCGGCAAACGGACCGGTAACATCTTCTTCTCTTTCTCTTTTAAGTCCCGCAGTTCTTATTTTTATATTAATAGTTTCTTCACCGATAATAGGAACACTTTCCATTAATCCTACACCATCCGTTATTTGTATATTTCCAGTAAGACAATTTGAAAACATGTCTTCATAGATATTCAAATCTGACCACGCAGCCTTTAAATCAATATACCCCTTTCTGTTGGGCGAGGTAATAGTGAGAGTTTGAAGTTCAAAGTCTCCCGGAAAAGTAGGCAATTTCGCGGGATCAGGATTTTTTAAAAACTCACTTTTTGTTCCGTGGTCTGCTGATTCTGGAGATACTCCTTGATTTTTTGATCTCTTCTCAAGAACCACCATTTCTTTTGGTTTTTCTGCCATTACCTAAGTTTCTCCGCCTGTTCTGATAATATATCTGAAGCATATCTAGGATCAATTAACTTAATTTCACGTTTATCTTCATTTCTTTCTACTTCCCAATCATAATAGTATACAACCTTCCTTGATCCTACTGCAAGATTATCATAAGTTGTTTTATCAACTTCAATCGTGGCTTTTAAAACAGGATCAGTTGTACTAGTAGCTTCTACTCTTTCTCTCACAGTTTGTTCATAATGATGTACCGTATTCTTTGCGGCCGTAAGAGTTCCATATTTGTCTTTAATATAAGATCCAAATTCTCTAATATTTAAAGGCCAGTCGAAAATAGGATCATGCATGTCATTAATTAAAAAAATCAACCATGTATACTTTACATTACCATAGACTTTAAATGCTGTTACATCAGGACGTTCTGCTTCTGGTATAGTATAGGGAAAATAATTAATAATATCATCTAAAACAGAACCTTTTATTTTTGATCTCATCATAATATTAATGGCCTTTTTTGTCTTCGTAGGCCTTACACCACTAATATCATAATTAATTTGTGGATAATGTTGAAAATATTCAGACATAATTAATCTCTCCTGTTATTAATATCCTTTAGATATTTTTTCTCGATATATTACTTCTAATTCCATAAATGAAAGCTTCATAGATATACTTACTGGATTTTGTGTATTGTCAAAGAATAATGGTGTATTTTCTGTAGCAAAATCTAAATCACAACCAGTTAATACTGATCGTCCTATTTTAAACAAAGGATTACCAGATGTTTTAGGTAATGGTTTACCGTTCACTTTAAATGTAATTTCAAATTCATCAGGATAACCAAATAACATTGAAGGTGCAGTTTGACTGTCTCCGCCTCTATGAGAAGGTAACATTGATTCTTTAAATGCAGTTGCAATTTTCGTACATACTTTAGATTCAGCTTCATTTTGGGGTAACATTTGAAAGGTGAATTCATGTGATCTCAAATCGGAAGGTCCTTTATATGCCGCCGCAATATAAGGATTAAGTACGGCGCCTTGATCTCGTTCCATCATACCTTTCACACCTTCGGCCTGCAGCTTTTGGCCAACGGCCGCACCGGCTTTAAGCATTCCCACTTTTTTACCTTCACTTTTCAGGCCTGCAGACGCTGCCCCCATTATATCTTTAAATGCATCAACATTTAATCCTCCGTTTTCTCGTATTGCTTTTGTCATGGCAGGGGCCGCGGCACCTAAACTTCCCATCTGCTGTGTTTCATAATCGGCTTTATATGATGTTTGTAAAGCGTCACCAGGAATATATAACGCTATATCAAGCGTTGGTTGTTGACTTTTGAAATCAAAAGCAGTAAAAGATATCCAATGTTTAATATCTGATCCTAAGTTAGAGGGATATTCTAGATATTGTGCTCTCGGTACATCGTATGCAGAGGGGTGTCCACCTGACATGTTTTTTCTCCATTTCTTGGTATTGAATATATTGAACTATCTATATATTTATATGGCATATAAAGGAAAATTCCGCCCGCAGAATTATAAAAAATACAAGGGCGACCATACAAAAATAATTTATCGGTCTGGTTGGGAACTAAGCTTCATGAAATATTTAGACCGACAACCTGAAGTCTTGCGTTGGTCAAGTGAAGAGATTATTATACCCTATCGTTCACCTATTGATAATAGAATACATAGATATTTTCCAGATTTTTGGGTTAAAACTCCTAAGGGTGAGTCTCTAATTGAGATCAAACCAAAGAAACAAACAAAGCCTCCCAAACTCAACCCTAAACACAAAAGAAGATATCTCAAAGAGGTACGAACATGGGGCGTCAATGAAGCTAAATGGAAGGCCGCCTCTGAATTTTGTGAACATAAGGGTTGGAAATGGCAAATATTAACAGAAGATACTCTTAACAATACTAAATAGTTATATCATGGCTACCGTAGAAGAATCGTATTTAGATAAATTAAAAGATGCAATAAAAACTAATCAAGTGACTGCAAGGGCGAAAGCGGCAGGTAATTGGTTTCGTTCAATTGTTAATAGAACAAAAGGCGCATTTTCTGGAGAAACACCCCAAAGTATACTTAATAGATCAGACAATTTAACTACAAGAAGTGTACTGGGTAAGATGTATTTCTATTCTTATGATCCTAAATGGAAAGATAAACTGCCATACTATGATACCTTTCCTTTAGTGTTTCCTATTGAGAAATACAATGATGGATTTTTAGGACTAAACTTTCATTATCTTGCTCCAAAAGATAGAGCGGTGTTGATGGATCAACTTAAGGGATTTGCAAATAATAACAAATATGATGAAACAACTAGATTACTTTTAACATATAATATGTTGAAAGGGTTTTCTAAAATTAAAAGAGCAAAACCAACAGTACATAGGTATCTTACTTCTAAATTAAAGTCTAGGTTTGTTCTTGTTAATGCTGATGAATGGGAAGTGGCATTATTTCTACCTGTAGAGAGATTTAGAAAAGCGAGCAAGAAAAAAGTGTGGTCACAAAGCAGAACAATGTTTTAAAGGAGAAAGATGGCAGTGAATTTTGGAATAGATAATTTTATGTCCAAAGTAGATAACTTAGGTGGTATAGCAAGAAAAAATAGATTTTCGGTTGAAATTACACCACCTACAAGTTTAGTCTCGGAAGTACAAGCGTCTGCAATAAATTTTCTTGCTAAAACGGTATCATTTCCAGCAAGAAGCTTCGGAACAACTACTTATAGAAGTGGTGGCAGATTTGGTCTAGAAGTTCCTTACGAAACAACAATGGAACCTGTATCTTTAACTATGTTAAATACAAATAATCACGCACCTAGAAAATTCTGGAATAGTTGGTGTGAACATATTCAAAGTACAGATACATATAATATGCAATATTATAAAAAGTTTTTCGGAACAGTAAAAATTTCATGTTTTGATGAAAAGGATCAGCAGGACGCGACAGCCAAATATCAAGTAACATTACATGAAGCATGGCCGAAAGGAATAAACGCGATAGAATTAGGATGGGAAAACTCTGACTTCGCTGAAGTTGAAGTTGATATTGCATATAGCTGGTGGACAGAAACCAGTTAATATTTTGATTAAATTATTATAGGAGAATATTATGGCTTTACCAAAGGTAAGCACACCTACTTATGAGTTGAAAGTTCCTTCAACAGGGAAAAAAGTTTCATACAGACCTTTTCTTGTAAAGGAAGAAAAAACATTATTAACAGCGATGGAATCGGGTGATCAAACAACGATGACCAAAGCTATGCAAGATATTATTTCTTCTTGTACTGAAGGAGAAGTAAATGTTAAAGAACTTGCACCTTTTGATCTTGAATATTTTTTCCTTCAGCTTAGAGGAAGATCAGTTGGAGAGTCTTTAACATTACGTACACCCAGACCTCCAAATTTTACAAGTTGTTGTGAAGAGGCAAGTGAAGGAGATATTTGTGAATTTATTATTAATATTGACGAAATTTCTGTAGATACTTCGAAAATTAAATCTTCAGAAATAGAAATTACTGATGATATTGGACTAAAATTAACTTATCCACAAGTTGAAACTGTACAAAAATATTCTAGTGGGGTTGAGGGTGAAGACATAAAATCAGAAAATATATTTAAACTGATTATAGAATGTATTGATTATATTTGGGATAAAGAAGAAATATATAAAGCAAAAGATTCTACTAAAAAAGAATTGAATGATTTTCTTGATTCTCTTAGTTCTGGACAATTTATAAAAGTGAAAGAATTTTTTGAATCAATGCCAAGACTAAGCCATGATGTAGATTGGACATGTCCGAAATGTGAAAAATCAAAAACTCTAACATTAACGGGGATTGATTCTTTTTTCGAATAGGGCTGAGTCACGATTCCCTGGCGAACCATTATCAGACAAACTTCGCCATGATTCAGCATCACGGATGGAGTCTGACAGAACTTGATAATATGGTACCTTATGAAAGACAAGTATACGTAAGTTTATTACAAAACTGGGTTAAAGAAGAAAACGAAAGAATAAGAGCCGAAAACGCCAAATCAAGATGAGAGGGTAATAAAAATGGCTGAAGCCGCTGCAAGCGAAAAAACTTTAAATGATGTTGTAGAACAATTAAAAGAAAATAATGAGTTAATAGAAAAATCTATTGACTTATCACCAATACATACATCATTAACTGCATTACAATTAACTTCAAATAGTTCACTCAAAGTATTAGGAAATATTCTTAATCTAATGCTTGATGATTCCGCTGCGGCAAGAGAGGCGGCAAGGGAAGCGGCAAGAGCGGCAAAAGGAGGTGGTGATAAAGAAAAAGGTGTACCTGATGCAAAAGTTCAAGAGGCAAAAGCCGGAGGATTCTTCTCAAAGTTAGGGGCGGCCGTAATGAATCCTATGAAGGCATTGGGTTCTGGTTTGAAAAAAATCGGCCAAGGAATTGAAGGACTTTTATCGGGTATTGCCAGAGGAATAATGGCATTTGCTAATCCATTAGTATTAGCAGGTATAACCGTCTTATCAATTTCACTTCCAATATTCGCTGCAGGACTCGCCGCAGCATTTAAAGTATTTGAAATGATTGCAGGTGAAGGTAAAGCATTAGAATTAGTTACTGGTATAATCGAATCTCTCGGTAAAGCAATAGGAGGTATTCTCAAAGATGTCTTAGAGGGTTTTGGTAATATGGTCAAAAATATGGGTCCATTTATTACTGATTTCTTTGATGGACTCGCTGTTGTAATCAAAGCTTTAGCTCCAATTGTTACATCATTTTTCAAAATGATAAAAGATATTATTACTGATCCCGTCCTAAACAAAACCATTCAAGCAGTATTAAAATTAATTGGAAGTGCCATTAAATCAATTGAAAAAGTTTTAATAGCCTTTGCTCCATTCATAGAAGGAATTATGAAAGTGGTTGGTGATGTAATTGTAAAAGTATTCGGAATAATAAAAGAGATTATTACCGACCCAGTACTTAACAAGACTATACAAGCAGTATTAAAAACAGTTGAAAAAGCTATTAAATCAATTGAAAGAGTTATCGTTGCTTTTGCTCCAGTAATAAAAAGTATTTTTAATGATATCAGGGATGTTATTATAGCCGTAGCTGGCACTATAGAAGCGATTGTCGATACAATTGGTAGTGTAATTTCCCGTATCTTAGATAGTTTCGATAATATAGTTAACCAGATAAAACCTATTAT